CTAGTGGACTCTTGAGTTTCTACCGCCGTCCAAAGAATGCCGTCATTAGACTGCTCAATAACAAACGGACGAGATGTGGCAGACCATTTAATTCCAACCGTGGTGACAGTTAGTCCGTTCACGCTGTAATTCTGATACGTCGTTGATGTCGTAGCCGTTGTGCCCGTCGCTTCTTGCAAAGTACGCAAGTTGGTGTTGAGAACGTCAACCGTGCCAATAGGCAAAGTCACAGCGCCTTGCCCCTCGTAAAGAGGCATGATCAGTCGCTCAATACACCAGAGCTGAACGCCCCGATTCGCAAGGTTAGCCAGAATCAGGTAAAGCTGGTCGTTCGCAATGTCGATCATCTCAGAGGTGATCTGTTGCGCACCCAAACGACAACGCCTGTAGGCATGGTCAATGACCTGCCTAGTCGTGAACTGAGTTGTCGAAACTGTACCGGAAGTCGCCATCAGGGTCCCTCTTGCGCCATGGTCTACTGCACCGAGCAGACCCCTCTGACTACACGGAAGTTATTTTAGCACTTACCGCCGCCGTACATTGGCTTACGTCCGTATGAAGGAACGCCGCCCTTGTTGAGCTTGGTCATCTTCTTACCGGGATGCATCGCTTTCTCATGCTTGTGGACAGCCTTCTTCACCACGGCCTTGTCCATCTTCACATCAGAATGCTTGGCCTTTCCGCCTTTGGCGTACTTGAGCATCTTGCCCTCACGGACCATGCTCTCGTCTTCCATATCCAAACTCAGGCCCGGAGCATACTTCTCAGCGTGACGCGCCTTATCCAAAGCACGACGTTCCATGGCACGCTCTTTCGCCATACGACGACCCTTAGCAGCGGTATAGCGAGTCTTCGGACCCTTGGACTCGTAAGGCACGAACTTTTTCATAACATCGTCGTAATCTCTGTCAACAGCGCCACCCGCGGCCTTCTTCGCAGCACGAGCTTCCGACAGCGCAATCGCCATCGCTTGCTTCGGGTTCTTCACCACAGGACCCTTCTTGGAACCTGAGTGCAGCTTGCCCTCTTTGTACTCGCGCATGACTTTAGCGATCTTCTTGCCCTTTACGTTACCGCCCTTGGCGTAGCCTTCGTACTCGCCCTTGAATCGCTTTGACGGAGCCAAGTCCATTCCGCGACCCGGCGGCTTCTTGGCCGGAAGACGATCCATTTCGTAACCCGGAACGTATCCGCCCTCGGCGTAACCCTGTCCCTTGCCAACTTTAGGCTTGGATTCCATCTTCGGAGCGCCACGCGCAGGTGCATTTGGTTTAGCGCGAGCAGGAACATCTTTATAAGACTCTTTGGCTTTAGCAGGAACTTTTGTAACTTTTCCGCCTTTGCCATACATCGGCTCTTCCGGAACCGGCGTCAAAGGCATCGGGCGGCGAACGACTCGCGGCATTCCGCGCTCAGAAGCCATCGCGGCTCGCGGCATTTTGTTTGATCCGTGGAAACCACGGTCAGACGGGAAAGCAAAATCTTTAACGTACTTAACGCCCATGATGGTTTCCTCTTAACAATCCCATTTACGGAGAGACAACGCTTTGCGCGTCGGCCTGCCCTTGTCATCTTTCATTGGACCCGGCATTCCGGACATCCTCGCACAGAACGATCTGCGTCGTGCCGCTGCTTTTGGAGATTTCTTTGCTTGGCTCGCGCTCACTGGCGGCTTCAAGTTCATCCCTTCACGCTTCGCACTACGACGACCAGCTTCGTTCAAGCCGCCTTCTGGATTTTTTCCAGCCTTGCGTTGCCAAGCTCCAGTCTTAAATGCACCGCCGCCCTTGGCAAAGTTCTCAAAGTCTTCCCAGTCTTCCCAGTTACCGCGAATCTTCATCACTTAATTCTCTGCATGTTGAAGATAACAGAGGGAACTTCCGGAGCAGTTACGGTTGCAGACGAGTAATCCAAACTAACAGCGATATTGTTTGCAGACCAAACCAACTGTACATAACTGCTAACAGTCATTGACTCAAAAATAGTCACTTGAGCCAGTGTTTTACCGCCATCCGCTACCTTAGGCACAGAAATAATGGATGCAGAGTTCGGAATGTTTGTTCCGTTTTTAGTGAACCAGAACGTCGATGTGTGGTTGGTGCTGTCAGAGTTTGCAAACTGAATGCTAGCATTAATAGAATAGACACCAGTAGCTGCTACCGTGACGTTTGTGCTAGAAGCAATCGTAATTCCAGCGTTAAAGTCGGCTGCGTTATTCATCTGCACGACATAACCGACGTTAGCTGATGCGGCTGTTTGATCAATGTGAGATTCAAACTGGCCAATAGCGCGATTCGTAATGGTGTTAAACGGGATTGTTCCCGCCGTTACCGAAAGCGAGCTAAAGCTACCTACGCCATTGGTGATCGTGACCGATCCCAGCACACCGCCCGTGATGTTAAGAGAACTCCCAACATACGTTTTGATTTGCTGAGCCGATGCCTTGACTGACGAGGAAGACTGAACCGCTTCAAACAGCTCAGTCCCGCCAAGCGCAGTCGCCGCCGTAAGATCGGTGATCTTGATGTTAGCCATTTATCAAGCCGTCGATTGCTGGACGATCGTGAAGCGAACCGAACCACCGCCCGAATTAATCTTCAAGCGAACCGCTCGCATCAACGTGGTCGTGAACTGCGTCTCATCGCCGCTCGCTGCTGTCAGGCTCGCATTTGGGTGCGGAACCGCTAACTGCTGGATGCTAAGATCAAACGGATCTTCGTTCGTGTACTCAACCGAGTAGTTGACCGTACCGCTGGTCTTACCAGAGATGTTGGTCACTTGGTTCGGCGTGTAGATGTCGAGCGGAATCCACGACGTATACCCAGACACACCGTTGCCGATGCTGATGGTAGATGCCGCTGCTGCGCTTGACGTAATGCCGGTCACCGTCGCAAACGACAGCGAACCCGTCACCGTACCCGAAGCCGTCAGAGCCAGTGTCTCAACCTGAGACTGCCCCGCAGGACCCGTACCGGTCACCACAAAGTTGATGGTAGAAGAGGCTGCGTTAGTTGCTGTCAAGACAGCCGGTACCGTCAACACGGCTACGCCGTTCGATACCAACACTCCATCCAACGTAATCGCGCCAGATACGCTCAGCGACTGGGCTGAAACGATACTGTCCGCATCTGCCGCCGGTTGTGATCTCGTAAAACTAATAGGACGCATGGTTGCTTTCCCTCACAATCACATTGAGAAAAGGGGGCCGAAGCCCCCTCGTCATTACGGCGTCAGGCTGCTGTACAGAGCGATGTAGAGCGTGGTGCTTCCAACGAGAACGGGAATGCGACCCGCCTGAGTGGCGACCGTGCCAGACACAGAACCGTTGGTGAGCTGAGTCGAACCAATCGTCAGCGTGCTGCAAACAAGATTGGTGATGTTGGCCGAGTTAGAAAGGATGGTGCCAGAGAACCCATTGTCCGAAACAACCGGACCTGAAAATCGTGTCTGAGCCATTATAAAACTCCTCTTAAATGTCCATACTTGAGCGCTAGCTTCCTGACTGCGCTGATATCGTTCCCAAGCGCACGAGCACGCTCAGCGTAAGACATGTCAGGATTGTCAACTATAAACTTGACCTTTGCAACAAATCGTGGATTCGAAAAAAATCTTTCGTGTTGCGCCTTTACAAGAGATGCCCTGTACTCCTCGGATTGATAGTCAAACCCACATGCTCTTCTTCCGGCTCTAATTCGCTTTCGCACTTCTTCAGAGTGCTGTTTGTTTCTCATCGGAGCCTTAGCGAAGGCAGCTATGTTGTAGAAAACAGGCTCTTCAAACCAAGCGTCTCCAGAAAAAAATGCGTTCTCAATGATGTCAAGATCTTCTGGATTTTCGCAGGCAGCTTCAATTTCCCATGCAAAGCTTTCGCGCCCGTATTTGTTATAGGCGTTTTGAAGTCTTGGGTTTTGATGTTTATTTAACCTTAAAAGCCTGAAGTGCTCGCGAATGCGCTTGTTTACACGCTGAGATTGCCCTACGTAACAAGTACCGTTTGCCTTGTTAACAATTTTATAGATCCCAGCAAATTCATTAGCGTATGGCACGAACAACCTCCATTAAAGTAGTTTATGCCATCGTCAAGAAAAAAGAAAGGGGCGGTTGCCCCTCACATAAAACTTGCCCGGCTGCTGCATGACGGCTTCCTATTTCAAAGTAGGCTTCCATCACACAGAGCCGGGCAAGGATTTGTCTAGGAGAAAAACTCCTTACAAATCAAGGGCTTAAACGCCAGCCGTTCCGTACACAGTGCGCGGGTCCGTGAA